TCGCCTTCCGACGGCGGGTGATGACTGGCTTCCAGTCATAGCCCCACTTGAAAATACCTGTGCCCAGATGCGCCATCTGCTCCAATCCCCACTTCACTTGGGTCTTGAAGTTGCACTCATCGAGCAAAAACGAAAAGATCGCAGTCTTGGCGTCGACAACCGTCTGCGATGTGCCCGGGCGCGGGCGCATGAGCATCGGTGGATCGTCGTAGAACAGACCTTTGTACAACTGCGGAACAACTGCGTTGCAAACCTTGGCGACGGTGAACCGCTGCACGTTCGGCGTAATGACGTACGTGTTCTCGTACACATCCATCGGGCGGGGCGATTGGTACAGAAGATCTGCATCGCGCCATAGCAACGCCCACTGCTTCGCTTGAATGAACTTCTCGGACTCCTGAGCGGACTGCACGACCAAGGCCAGATTGCTCTGCTTGGTGATCATTAAGCCGTCTTTGTCAGAACTGGCTGCGGTGATCATCGCAAACGGATTGCCGTCTGGGGCCGGGGGAGCGGGAAGGGCAGCGGGTGTAGGTTCTTGCAGTTCAACTTCCGACATTGTTCAGCCTTCCTCACTGAAAGAGATCAGACAGAGGGTCATAGTAACCGCCCTCCTTAACTGACTCTGCGATCTGGTTCGGGCTAGCGTCTGGAAACTCCAGGGCCACGTCCTGCTGCTTCAACTTGGAGAACTTACCGAGGCAGTGAACCGCGTCGTAGTAATTCTTTAACTTAGCGTCCGGCACGTAGGACGTGCTCGCTGCCGTCTGCTGGCCTTCGATGTCGGCGTACCCGGAGTATTGATTGACCAGAATGGCGAGCGCGTCGACGATGTCGTCGTGTGCGCCCGAGGCCGTTCCGAACTTTTCTAACTCTGTGTAAATCTCTTCGAGGCCGGGGCAGATGTTGACGAACTTGAATCGGTCCATGCCGAGGTACCGCAGAAGCGGCCCCGCCTTTTTCTGCTTCGAATTGATTTTCTTGTCGCCCTTACCGAGCGGCACCAACTCGATCGGAATCCGGATCTTCAGTTTTTCCATCTCGCGATAAACTTCGCGTTGGATGTACTTGATCGCACCAGTCTCCTCGATCGAGATGCGCTTAGGCTTCCACTTAAGCCCCGCTGCGGCGACCATAGCCGGGAGTTCATACTCGTTGAACCGCCCGCGATTCATGTCTATTACGTAGAATCGCCCGCCGTAAATCAGGGCCGTGATGATGACCGTGAAGTCTGCCCAGTTCTTGGTGGAGTACGCGGTGTCAACCACGGTGACGACCATACCCGTGTCCGGCAGATTGTTCCCGTTGATCGTGTGTCGAATGAGCAGGCTGCGCGGGAACTTTATTACGTTCATCTGCAGCGGGTCGTTTAGGTACTTGATCGCGAAATAGGGGTCGCTCTTTTTCTTGACCCGAAGGAACTCATATGTGAGTTGACCCGGCTCATTAAACCAGAGCACCCAATCCTGTTCGGTCGCCTCTTCTTCGATCTTGCCCGCGGCAACCGCGTCGGCATTTAACCACCAGCAGGGGCGGATGTAAATCTTCATTGGGAAGACGTCGCCTTCTGCCTCAAACTTCATTTTGTTCTTGATGTCCTCGCCGTACGTGTCGGAACCGTCGTACCACGTTCCGATCTTGTCGTAGAACCCGCCCGGGTTCAACATGGCTTGGTTGATCGATACCTGCTTGTTGATGTTCTTGATGCGATCAGCCGTCTGCGAATTCTCGTTCGTGACGACGTCATCCAGTTTCATGATGCCGACGTGCCAACCGACCAAGTTCTGCTCGATCGAGGACGCGAACACTGTGCATTCTTTGTCGGGGATAGCACACGCGGGGGTCTGAAACTCCGCGGCCTTGCCATCGTCCTTCTCGATGCAGTGCTCGGGGAAGAGAATCTGAAACCACGAAGGCGACCCGTCCTGCATCGTGCGCGGGCGCAAACTCTTCTTGCCGAATATGTCGCTCTGTGCCGGGTTCTCCTCTAACTCGAAGTGACCCTTGATTTCGCCGACGAAGTCCTTCGCCAGATCCAGCACCCCGGTCAGCACGAGGATCGTGACCTCGGGGAAGCAGATGATCCACTGGACCGTGTCTGCCATGTTCATCGAACTCTTGAACCCGCCGCGGGGTACGAGCAACAGTCGCTCTTTTAAATCCGCGTATGCGAGCGAGAACGCTTTGAACGTCGCATATGTCGGGTCTTTGCGGACGAAGAAAGCATTGCAGATCGACTCATGAACGGTGTGTAATGTCCCATCTTTCCATACATACTCCTTGTCGCTCATGTCCTTGTACTTCTCGAGAAGTTTGCACAGGGCGAATAGATTCGTCTGCGACATAAAGCGGTAGTTCGCGATGTCCTGAATGTCTATCAGGTCGTACTTTTTGCAGACCTTAAGAACCTTGGCCCGTTGATCTTCGGTCAAGCGAGCGAAGGAGGCTTTAGCCAGATCATTGAACTGTGGATCCGACAGGGCGCGATACTGGTAGTTTTTGTCGTTCCGATGCTTCGCGAACCACACCTTGACGGCTTCCAGTTTCACTGTTCTCCACCCCTTCAGCGTGTTGTTGAAAACCCTATTTCTTGTGACCGTGCGCGTGATGCCAGTGGGCCATCGCTACCGCCATTCGGCCCATCGCCGCCGTGTGCGGATTGTCGCTCCGCGCGGCTTCCTCTTTCTTGGCCATCGGGATCGGCTCGTCGTGCTTCATGCCGAAGTGATCGTGCAGACCGCCCGCATGGAGGTGGCTCATAGCGCGGTGAAAGTGATCTTTCTCTTCCTGGGAGTGGACCACGCCCCCGGTGTCATAGCACTTGCAAACGCCACCCTGGTCGTACACAGGGGGAGGCGTGCCGGGTTTGATCTCTGGGGTGACGTCGTGCGAATCGCGCATCGTCTTGCCACCGATCGGCAGGGTAGTCGGAGCATCGCCGCTCACGCCCTTGAGTTTCGACTGCAGGGCCTTGTCCTGCGCCTCCGTCAGCACCCGCTCTCCCTCTTTGAGGATAGCAACCTGATGCTTGCCATCGGCGACGTTGACCTTGCCGCCCTTGTCGTAAACTTTCACGCCCTTCGTCCAGTCCGTCGCTTTCTTGTACATCTCTTTTTCGCCCTTCGGGGCGGGGCGTTGGTGCGCGGCCCGGTCTTGCTTGGTCGCCGCATAGGGAGAAGTTGGCTTCGTGTCCGAAGGTGGATTCTTTTCTTCGTCTTTCATCTCGTCGTACGCAGCCGTCTGTTGGGTGCGATACGCAAGACTTTTGCCGAGATCTTTGGCTTCGTCGGTCGCGGACATGATTAGGCTCCCATCCCGGGCATACCACCGCCCGCGGGGGCGGGCATTGGGCTCGGTGACGCAGTCAGCGGTGCCGGGGCGTCTGGGCCAGTCGGGGCCGATTCACCATCATTCGGCGTGCCCATGTGGTCGTCGGCATGCTTGTGGATATCAGCCATCGACGTGGATACGTGCTCCTCGTCGGGGTGATGCTCCGGATGATGATGCTTGTGGACGTGGACGGTCTTGCCGTCATGTGTCCGGCGGGTCTCGATCGTCTTGATCTCTTTCTTAGGTTTCTTGTCACCAGCGGTGATCTTTGCGTACGGGTTCATCTCGGCCATTTTCGTATCCTTTGCAGGGGCGACAACCCCGCCCCGGTCGTAAACGTGTGTGTGCTTCGGGAGCCGCCTCAACTTCGGCGTGTCCGGCCCGGTCTTAATCTTTGGAGGGAGATGCGTATCTCCGTCAGGCGTCTTGAGCGGCGCGTTCTCTATGCTCATCTCCCCGCCGCCGGATGGCTCGTCGACCTCTGGCTTGATGTCAGTATCAAGCACTGGCTTGATGTTCTTCGGATTCGGGAATACGCGCCCGGGAAAATCCGCGGGGGCACCACGCTCGTCATCAGGCATCTTGCTTCCTCTTAAAGAACGTCGGCAGCGAGTCCCACCGCGCCCGTATCCGGGCCCGCATCCCCTTGCCGGGGTCATAGGGCGGATAGAGCGTTTTGAAAACGTGCTCCGCGCGCGAGAGCCTTTGCGGTAACTCGCCAATCGCGTGCAAGTATGCAAGTACGATTGAGGGCGACCGACTCTGCCCCGCGTTGCAATGGACCAGAATTTTGCGCCCGGCTTTAAGTTCGTGATCGATGAACTTAAGCCCCATATCAATTACCGCGTCGGGAATGTAGGCTGGGTCGTCGACGTCAATCAGATTCAGTGCGACGACATTGCCCTTTTTCACCGCGTAATAGAAATTGTCTTTCGGTGCACCGAGGGTGGTATACCCAAGCATCGAGCGGTGGCTGTCGGGGCCGTCTTTGCAGCAAGCAAGTCGCGAATACTCTCGCATCTTTGCCTGGGGCACGTCACGATCGGAGCCTAGATACAGCCCCGTAATTATCTCCTCCAAGGTAACCCCCACTTAAGTGCCATACGAGTGAGCAAAACTGCTCAGTCTTGTTTTTCGGCCTTTTGCTAAAGTGATTCTCGTTGGGTATGTAATCCCAACAGCACTACGGAGGGACTTATGGCCACTCGAACGAATAACAAGACCCTGGGCGAGATTCGCAGAATCCTGTGTAACCGC